CCCACCCCTTAGCTGCTACAGTATTCAAAGGACGCAAAGTCAAAAATTGAGTTGCTTGTTGGTAAGGGATGCGGAACTCCACATCATGAGTCTCACCAATATCAATGATAGCTGTTTGCACGACATTAGCATTGTTAGCAAAATTACCAATATTTTGTGCATCATAACCAGAGGGATCGAAACTAATTCGAAATTTCCCTTTATGGTATTTAGATGCAATCACTTGGAAACGGAAGATGATATCTCCTCGCCAATTATCAAAGGCACCAGCAGCAAAAGCCATTGGCGTCAGATATAATTTAGCTTGTGCAGCCCCATCGGTATCATAAAGATAAGGATTCACCCTAGAATAGAATAGTGTAGTATCCTGACCATCAGCAGTAGTCCAGTTCAAAGTTGCTAGATAGGATTCCCTTGTAAATATGGAATTCAAAGCTAACTCATCTTCACCAGAAGGCATGCCAACAATTTTAGGATCAATAGACAATTCATTCTTCGGATCCAAAGCTAAGCGCTCAACAGGAAAACCAATCTCTGAAGAGGCTAATTTGGGAAATACATCAGATTTGAGAGGTTTAGTATCCTCAATAACTGGTACATTCGTGAATCCAAATAGGGAAGCGATGCTTGATATTGCACCTGCACCAATCTTAGTAGCCGTTGCAAATGGACCAATAATAGGTACTGATTCGAAATAGGAAGCTGCATTCGCAACCCACGAAGCGGGTTTTGAAACACAGCCTTCACCATATTCATCAGATTGTACGGAAAAACCGATGGATGCACCTGACAACTGAACATTTTCAACCCAAGCATAGGTGAGAACAGTGATTCCAGAAGAAGTAACGCCATTAGCGCTTTTCAACTGATTGTACACATAATACTCCAATTTACCCAGATCAATAAAAGAAGCTGCCCGCTGAACATTCAACCAATTGGCTGGATATATAAACGGTAAGGTCATGGTGTATGTGTCACCCACACTAGGATCTAAATCCATTGTGGGACGCTGGGATAAAGGAATAAAATACCTTGTTGCAGCATCGACTGCAATAGTACTCGGGGTAAAATTTGGTAATGGTTGATATACAACTTTAGTTAAACCGTAATAAAACGGTGAAGCTGTCAACTGAATTTTAATCTTCAGATCACCTCTAAACCATGAGTAATTGTTAAGTTTAAGTTTAACGTAGGTTGAAGTAGCCCACAACGCCCAAGGATTGATATTTTGTATCAAACTAGGAGTCGTGGATTCATTCCACGTATAACTGGCAATTCGAACGGGCCGCGCAAAGAAATCTGAAATGTTAGTGTCAGTAGTCATATCAGTCGTTGAAAACGCATGATTGGTGGATCCTGTACCAACATCGGGTACTGATTCAGCATTGACAAACTGCACAATTTGTTCGACATCTACATGTTCGGCTGATTGCGGTTCGAATTCACTATCAAAAGAGATAGATTTGCTCTGTTTTTGCTCAGAGTAGGAGCCCTGCACTGACGGTGCAGGTTCGTACACTAGATCTTGCTCTAGTGTGCAGCATGTAAACTTTCCACGGAGTCTACTCCTCAAATTGATATTGCCAACTCAAAATATACGTTTCTTCGGCTGGTTAAACCTAAAAACGAATTTTATAACAGTTTATTCTGTGGTGATTTTAAATATTAGGGTGGTACACCACGCCACCCTAATGGTGAATTACACCAATTTAAATTTTTCTGCTTTCTCAGCATCCCCAAACCTCATCCAGAAGTCATAGGCTATGCTATCAAATGTAGGGAAAGTACTTGGGCGAACCCAATCACGCAGATCACTCTCCTCCACAACATTTAGGAAAATTTTCTTCTTAGCCTCAAACACATCTCTACCATAGAAGAAGAATTCTCGAATGGCTGTCTCAATGACACAAATTGAGTGAGCTTCTGGAGCTAATGTTCCATTACACACATAATTGGTAAGCATTTTATCAAAGGACGACCGATCTAACGGAGCTAAAATAGCTCCAACATCAGCGTCATGTACAAATTTCCGTTTTAGAAAAGACGCATCATTGATATGGATATATGGGACACTCATAGCTTCCTTCTCAGCCATTGTGTATTCCACTCCAATTGTAGCCATAGCAGCTGCAATATTGGTGTGATTGAATTCCGGACATTCATCCGAAACTCCCATAATATTGTCATCACCATAGGTGGCTAAATTCACATATTTTTTAAACTCACTAGCATCTTTTTTACATATAATACAAAATGCATAACGCATATATAAACAATTTACTAAACAATTAATAATGACAGTGAGGGGGTGTCCTGAAGGATTACCCTGAATCTGGATATAAGTACCATTGAAATCAATGTTAGCATAAGCAGTATCGTGAGCAATGCACCGTATACGCATCAGATATTCCTCCGATGCGCCTGCGGCGCGGTACAAATCGATAATAATCTCAAATGCTTCCAAGATAAACAAGGCAATCATTCGCTTGTCAAATTTACCATAGTCGCCAGCAATAATTTTCGCTAGACCATGTTTAACTATATACTCATAAAGCTTAGTCCATTCAATGGATTGGGCCACAACTCCAGGCATAGATTCAAATAGGAAAGGATTATTCTGTAAAACCCTAATAAAGGATAACAGGTTTTTCCTCACTACAATACTCCAAGCAAATTCAGCGGCTGTAAACACACGTGTCTTTTTAGCCTCAATCTTTTTACGAGGCAAAGCCTCATCTTTCAGATGTCCACAAAATTGTGGATGAAAACGCTTACCCTGAGCATACGATGCTTCAATAGCTTCAATGCGTTCAGTTATCAATGGATCCACTTTTGACACATGGTTATTATCATCAAATTCTAAAAAGAATCTTTTTGATTTTTTGAATGGATTACCAGCACTAGTGCTGAAATTCATCTTGTCCACAAACGTTACTCCTTCTGCACCATTTAGTGCAGTTTCTAGAGAGTAGTGCTGGAGATTTTCTTTCAAATAGTCAACACCAAGTCCATCGATAATATCTTTCACATAACCTTTACGGCAATTGTTAAGAATCTCGGTGGATACGGTGTAACAATTTTCGGACATCTGAGACAAGGCGTGATACCACGGCATGTAACTAAAATCCGGGGCACCATATTCATCCTTATATCCTAAACTGACCATTTTATCACGAATAAAAGTCTTTTTAACCTTGGATTTGTGGTCAGGTCGATAACCACTAAAGCTACCGATCACTTCAAAGGTACCTCGGGGAATAAAGCGCACATTGCTCTTGGCGTGCACATCCACTAATTTGCGGATGTAACCCTTAGCTGATATTGGTAAAGTACCTTCAACAACTTGGGGGACGAAAGATGGTAGCATGCTATCGATATGCTGTTGAGATAGATGGTGGATAATAACCCTACCATCAGGTGCACCTCCAGTATGGAGTCCGAAAATAACATCGGCATTCCCCACTTTAACTACGCAAACTGAACCACAGTCACCGACTTCAGTCTTACCCGTGACTACACCGTGGTACGCTTTGTGCCCAAACATAGGACACACACCAGGGGTGATATTCATTACATCACGCTTGGCATGGATTCCACCCATATCTACGGTGTGATAC